GTCGAAGTGCCCACCCTAAATAGTCGTCAAGCCTTCACGGCCGCCGCCGAAAGACAGGGCATCGACTATCTGGCGGCGGATCGTCCGAATTGCGCTTCCCTCGCAGTGGGCGACCGCGCTCACCAATTTGACCTTGGGCGGTATTCCTTTGACTGAATCGGCCGAACGGACAGTTGCGACGGCGAAAGCCGCGCGCGACCGTATTGCGCAAGGGCTGGGCCTAGTTTCCGACGAGACGGGGGCAGGACAGGCGGCGCAGCGCGGGGCTCGATCATGGATGGCCTCGACGGAACGAAGGGGCGGCGATCTTTACGAAGCCATCCCAATCGCCCCAGAACACCCGGCCGAACTCGGAGCTACCCGCTCGGCCTTGGGAGACCTTACCGCTGGCCTTTCCTCCAACCCGGAGCTTTCCCGCCTCATCGCAGATCCCAAGCTGAGCAAGTGGCGACAGGCTCTCGAATCGGGAGGGCTGTCCTGGCGCGATCTCAAGGCGTTTCGATCCTATGTCGGCGAGCTTTCCGGCGGGCAGACGCTTCAGTCTGACACTCCAAAGAAGGCGCTCAAGGCTCTGTACGGTGCGCTTTCGGATGATATGCGCGCTACCGCCTCGGCTGTGGGCCCGAAGGCCCTCCGAGACTTCAATCGCGCCAACAATTTCTGGCGGGGCCGAGAGGCACGGATCGAAGGGACCCTGACCGGCATTCTGGGCAAAGACATGGACAAGGGCGCTGCCGCCGCATTCGGCGCCATCGAGCGCCTGGCTTCGCAGCGTGGCGGCGAGCCGATCAAGCTGGCCCAAACCCTTCGCTCTATGCCTGCCGATGAGGCCAACACAGTGCGGGCGACCATCCTGTCTCGGCTAGGACAAGCCTCCGCAGGAAGGCAGGGCGCGTCGGGCGACGTCTTCAGTCCCGTTGAGTTCATGACCCAGTGGAACAAGCTCTCTCCTCGAGCAAAGGATATACTGTTCCAGGGAGAGCACCGCCGAGCGATCGACGATATTGCCAGGGTCTATTCAGGGATGAAGGCTTCGACGCGCTACGCCAATACGTCGAAGACCGGAATCGCGGTCGGCGCGCGTCGGAACGATAAGCGCGGCAACCGACAGCCTGTTGACCGGCGGCCTCACCATCGCCGCCCAGATCGGCGCCGGAAAGCTGCTCGGCTCGCCGGCCCTCGCTCGCTGGCTCTCCGCTTACGGACGTAAGCCCAATCCTGCTGCCGCCCTGTCGCATATCAATGCGCTTTCCAAAATCGCTCGAGCCGAGCCCGGAATTGCCAATGAGGTGTTGCAGTTCCAGCAGCGCCTTGCGGAGGCGTTTACGGGCGCACCAATGCGCGCGGCGGCTGAGCCCGAGGAAGGCGGTCCATCACCCATCGTTCCCGGCAACATTGACCTCAATAATCGCCCCGTAGTCCAGAATGAGGACGGCTCAATTAGCACTGTCCGGTCAATCTCCGTAGGGACCGACGAGGGAGAGGTTCTTATTCCGACTGTGAGCGAAGATGGCCGGACCATGACGAATGAGGAGGCGACCGAGACCTATCGCCGCACCGGTCGCCATCTGGGCATTTTCAGGACGCCTGAGGAGGCTACGGCCGCCGCGCAGCGTCTTCATCAAGACCAAGCGAGGCGATATATCCAGTAATCACCGGCACGACTGGCAGCGGATAAAGGCCTCAATGAACAAGGCGGGGTCGACGGGCAGAACCAGCAGGGACAGGATGGCTAGCCTGACTAGATAGCGCATTAGGGGCGCTGATTTCGCCGCATATTCGCCAACGTTTCCCAGCATTGGTGCGATCTAAGGAGCCTCGTTCGGAGCAATGTTATCTGCCGTGGAGTCGCATATCCCGCCGAGAGGGATAGGTGCGTAAACAGAGTAGCGGCGACTTGCCTTGTCTCTTCGTCGGGCAGGTCTTCAGGGCAAATGAAGGTCCGGTCGATCTGAGCCAGTTTCTGCGCGGCAGTGCGAGGGGCGGCGCCGATCAGCGTTGTGGCGGCGAGCAGCAATAGGAGGCGCTTCATTGCCGCCTCATAGCATCGCCTAAACAAAAGTCCAAAAGCCCGGATAGGCGCCTTCCCTTAATATCCGCCCCGAAAGGGCGCGCCCGTGCAGCTTATCGGCAATCCAGTCCCGCTATACCTAGACTCGCGCGGCACCCTGCTCGACGCGGGCAAGATCTATGTCGGGGTCGCGGGCATGGACCCAGAAGAAAGCCCGATCAGCGTTTATTGGGATGCCGAGTTGACCGAGGAAGCGGACCAGCCCCTTCGAACGCTCGGCGGGCGGATCGTCAACGGCCAGAACCAGGCCTTCGTGTTCGCCGGGGATGGCGATTACTCCTTGCGGGTTCGCGATGCCGATGACGTCCTGGTCACCAACGTGGTTTCGGTCGCGGACGTAACCGGCGGTGAAAGCGGAGGCGGGGGAACCTGGCAGCCGCTCGATTCCGACCTGACGGCCATTGCGGCGCTGGTCACTACTCCTTTCGGCCGTGCTCTGCTCACCCTCGCCAACCAAGCCGCTCTACAGGCAGCCGTGGGGCTTCCGGCGGCCTTGGCTCAAACCGGCGGCACAGTGACCGGGAACATTCTTCGCGGCGGCGCTGGCATCCACCCTTATTTCTTCGATTCAGACATGGTCGGTGGGCGCATATTCGGCCCTGATCCGGTCGGGACGGCCGACGCAACGTCGCAGCCCGGCGACATACAGTTGTTCTACTGATGCTGGCGGCTCGCGACAACTCCGGCGTCTTGCGCAATATCGCGATGATCCGGGTGCGCGATGCGGGTAACGTCCTGCGCACGATCAGCGATGGCATGGCTCGAGATGCCGCCGGAGCGCTGCGAGCATTCTTCGGGACGCTTAGCGTATCTGTCGCTCCTGAGGAGGTAACCGGCGGGGCCAACAGCAGTGGGTCGCCTCAGGTTCAAACCCAGATAGCGACCGCCACGCCAAGCGGCGGAACGAGCCCATACACCTACCTTTGGGAGCGCACCGACGCTGGCGGGGACACTTGGTCAATCGCCAGCCCGACGAGCGCATCCACCCGCTTTCTTGCTCAAGGCGTTGGTCCGAACACGACCGCAACGGCCGAGTTCGCCTGCACTGTCATCGACGCGCACGGGCTTGAGGCTGTCTCGGCGGACATAGCGGCGAGTGCCACCAATTTCAGCACATTGGGCGGAGGCCCGCTTCCATGAGCCGCTATTCCGACCAGACGCTGGATCAGTATGAAAGGCCGATCGCTGGCGCGACGATCTATGTCTATGACAGCGAAGGAAGTCTGGCTTCGCTCACCGACGATGATGGCGATCCGCTCGACAACCCTATCACTTCTGACGAGTTCGGCAGCTTCTATTTTCACGCAAGCGACGACATATACACCCTTCGATATGTCGTCGACGGCGTAACCGTTTTCGAGCAGAGTGGCGTTGTCGTGGGCCTGGGACCTGAGGTCGACCAGGCAATCGCGCTGGCCATTACTCAGGCTGCTGAGCCCATCCTCGCCGCCGCCGCGGCATCCGCCGCCGAGGCCGAGGCCGCTGCTGAAATTGCAGGATCAGGCGGCCCCAGAGCGGTCCTCCTGGTCACCTACGGCCAATCGCTCCGGGAATGGCAGGCGCATCAGGTCACGACGGCGGCGATACCGAACCTCTACCAGTTTCAGGGTGGAGTCGCGATCAGCCAATTCGCCGGCTTCTCCGATCCCACCTCGAACCGGGACGTTACCCAGCCCTTTTCGAATTACGCCAGCATCGTCCCCTTCGCGCCACGCGATGGCCTCGAGATCATGGCGGCCGGCATCGGCGCGCAAATCCTTCAAGAGCCCTATACCCGCGCCTGCCTTATCTTCTCTCCCGGCTATTCGGGTCAGTCGGCCCGGATGCTCCGGCAGGGCCTCAACCTGTTCCGCGACTTGGAAAACGGGCTGTGTGAAGGCGTAAGGCGGCTCGAGGAATTGGGCTACGTCGTCGACATCCGCTTCGTCTGGAACCAGGGCCACGCCAACGCCGATGCGATTAATGATGGTCTTGGCGGCGGCGAAACGCCCACCTCCGTAGCTCAGTATGTCACCATCCTGACCAAGATGCGGGACGCCTTCTGGCGGGCGGCGAGGACGGCGACGGGCCTGCTGGTCAGCCCAACGATATGGGTTGTGCCGCTTCAAACCGGAAACACGCTCTATCCGGCCGCGAATGTGCGCGACATCCAAGAAGCCCAGCGCCAAGCTGTCGCGACTCTGCCCGGGTTCAGTTTCACGCCGCCCTACTCGCAGTTCGCCAATGATTTCCAGACAGACCTAGTCCATCCTTACGGCGAGGCGATCAGGCCGCACGGCGAGGCAGTCGGCATTGCCATGAGGGGTGAGGTGTCGCCCCCGCTGATGACCGCAGCCACGATCGTCAATTCAACGACTGTTGACGTCACGTTCAATCAAGACGTCGCGCTTTCGGCTACCCTGATAGAGGCGACAGGCTACGCCAATGACGCCATGGGGTTCCAGGCACTGACCTCGGGTGGGGCATATGTGAATGTTACCGCCGCCACTCACCCCACAGCGCCAAACAAGATTCGCCTCACTGTGGCGACGGGAACCCTCGCCGGCGGCAAGATCCTCAATGGCCAGCAGTGGAACGCCACGGGACCCGCCGCGACCTACATGCCTCGCACCCACACTGTCGGCACGACTCCGATTGGAACGGCGCTCGACGGCACGATCCTTGAGAATTTCTCCATCCCGCAGGCGATAGTGCTGTCATGACCGCTCTTTCAGATATCGGCCGCGTCAATTCAGACTGGCTCTTCCAATCGGGCGGCTACAGCACGACCTTGACCCGCCTGACCGACAGGACCGGGCTCGGCAATCACCTAGTCCGCACCGGGGCCGCTCCCACCTTCGTTTCGCAAGGCGGGATCGAAGGTATGGTCATGGGGGTAGCCAGCACCGCCTTCAGCTGTCCAGCCTTCCTGCCGGCGCCGCTGACCTTCATCGCCGTCACGCATGCCCTTCTCGATGCCGCCGACAATATCGGGCTGCTCAAGGCCCTACCGCGAAGCTATGGCGGGCAGCAGGCCCCGCACGCAGCCAATGATCCGGCATGGGAATCGCCGGATGCGCTGTCGGTCTACGAGGCCGCGGCGAAATATCTCCAGGTCTATCTCAAGGGCTCGGACAACACGGCCCGAATCCTGATGCGGAGCAACACCGGCTCGACCGCCGAGGCCTCGGCTGCCTACACGAATAGCGTCTGGCAGGTCATTCAGGCCGTGGTTGATCCGGTCAACCTTCTCCTCAAGATCAGGGTGAACAAGGGCTCGATTGCCACGGCTGCTGTCGGCGGCGCGAACTTCCCGATCTACCCGAGCGAGATATTTTACACCGACGATCGTGTGACCGGCACGACGACCGGGATTACGACCACTGGCGGCAAACATTGCACGCTGGCTCGTATGGGCGTGTTCAACGGGGACCTATTCACTGATGCGCTGACCGAACTGGATGCTTTGGTCGACGCACTTATTCTCAATCCCGCGATCTGATGGGTGAGATCGCCGCAACCCTCGCCGGAAGCTTCCAAAGAGCCCCTTGGGGCTGGGCGCTTCTCGTCACGGTCATTGTCGCGCTTATCCGCGTGTGGCCGGCCCTGTCCAAGCAGGCGATGGAATCTCGGCTACAGGTGCGGACTGAGCGCAGATCCGACCTCGGCGACTGCCAGCGCCGCCTCGACGAGATGGGGAAGCGCGTCGACGGTCTCGAGGAGAAGCTGCATCAGACCGATCTTAAGCTGCTCGGCGCTATCTCCGCATATCGCATCCTCGACGCCGAGGTGGAATCGCGCGACCCTGGCAGCACGGCCCTTAGCCAGGCTCGTCTCGTCATGAGCGCGGCCTTCACGATGTCTCCGTCAACCGAAGAAGCTCAGGGAAGGCGCCAATGACCGACCTTAACCCCGCCAGCGTCCGCCTATTGCAGCAGCGCCTCGGTGTGCCCGCAGACGGCGTCCTGGGCCCGTACACGCTTCATGCGGCCCTGAGTGCCCTTGGTGTCGCGGATGCGCCCAGTGAGGCTCCTGCTGCCAAATTGAGCCCATCCCGCGCCGCGCTCGAACTTATCAAGCAATTCGAGGGCTGCCGGCTCGCCGCATACCCAGATCCCGGCTCCGGCGGAGATCCCTGGACCATCGGCTGGGGCTCAACCGGCCCCGGCATTCGCAAGGGCGTAACCTGGACCCAGCAGCAGGCAGACGACCGCCTTAAGGCTGATGTGGATCAGTTCGCCGAGAAGGTCGCCGCTCTCATCGGAGGAGCAAGGACGGCCCAGCATCAATTCGATGCGCTTGTCTCGTTCGCCTACAATGTGGGTGAGGGGAATCTCGCCAGCTCGACCTTGCTGAAAATGCACAAGTCGGGCGACTATGTTGGCGCCGCAGCGCAATTCGGGCGCTGGAACAAGGCTGCCGGCAAGGCCATGCCTGGCCTAACCCGTCGCAGAGCCGCCGAAGCTGCTCTCTACCAGGGTGCGGCATGACCAGTCTGCGCCGCCAGCCCTACACTGAAGAGGGCCTGAAGCGCGTTCCTTGCCGTCAATGCGGGAAGCCGTCCGAGCACCAGTGGGATCTTCGCCCTTGCGCCCTTGGAAGACACGCCTGGTACGGCCTGTGTGGGGAGCACGACCTAGAACTCAATCGCGCTGTCATGGTCTTCATGAAGGTCCCGAATGCTGACAAGCTTCTAGACGAATATCGGGGGGGCGGTATCGTGAAGCACGCCGCCTGCAATCCTCACCTAATCAACCTATGTGCCTTTATCACGCTTCTGGGGGCGATCGTCACGCTCTCCCTGGCAGGCAAGGCAACCGACCTCGCCATAATGACCGGCCTTATCGGGGTGCTAGGCACGTTCCGGCCATGGACCGCCAACCCGGCACCGACAGATTCTCCGGCGGGCACCGATGAAGACCCGGTGAAGACGGAGATCACCAACTCTCCCAACAACCCCGCTAACGTGCAGGAACAGTCATGACCCGCGCTCGAATCATCGCCCCCCTGATAGCCATTTTGGCGCTCTCCGCCTGCTCAGCGGTGGATCTGGTAGGTCCGGCCCTGGGTGCTGGATCCCTCCTTCTCGGCGCGAGGCAATCCTCCGCGCCTGCCGAGCCGTTCACCAAGGACAAGCTCGAGGCGGCCGAGAAGCGTGGCACCGAGCTTGGCCTGTCCCTTGAGCTTGCCGCGAAGAATGGCATGATCGCACCCTCCGCCGATGCCGACACGCAACGGCCGAACTTCTGCGAAATGGTCGTCAAGAACGTGGCCTACGTCACCGACGCAGGCGGCACCGCCTCGGCGTTGACCTGCGGCATCGAGGCGGAGCTGGACCAAGCCGGCTACGCCTTCGAACATCACGACAAGCCTCTCTACGACAGCAGCCTTGGCAAGGCGGACAGTCTGATGGACCAACTCGCGGCCATGATCCGAACCGCTAACCAGGGAGCGCCCCGGCAATGAACATCGATCCGAACCTTCTCCGCTCGGTGATCTCCACCGCTGTTCCACTGGTCCAGAAATTCGCGGGGAGCGATCCGCGAGTGAAGCAGGTGGGCGATATCCTGACCGCCTTGGCGGGAGAGCATCCAACCCTGGCGCCGGAGAAGCGGAGCATGGATGCGGCGCTCACCGCCGCTGTTGCCGCTCGCCGGGCTGCGATGGCTGGGGCGAGGGATGCGCTTCGGAAGCCCTAGGCAGGAATGGCGGCAAATAGCTGCCCGTCCATCCTCAACGTCTCGCGCATTGCGGCCACGCGCGCCTCGGCGTCGGCTTCGTCGTAAGCCACGATCTGAGTTGACCAGCTCGAGCCGTCCATGTCGTAGCTGAGCAAGTAGGTGTAGAGCGGGCGGCCATAATCGTCCTGCTTGACGAACTCCGGATCAGGCTGTGCGCGGCGATTGCGCTCGGCATTCAGATCTACAATCTCGGTCATCTTTCCTCCGTCTCAATCTCGGTCAGCGGAAACAGAAACACGACCTCCCCGTGCTTCTCCGCCTCGCCTGCTCTGGCGGCGGCCTCGCGGGCTTCCTTCGAGGTGGGGAGCCAGCGGCCGCGGCGGGTCGGGGTGCGCCAGCGGTAGCGGGTCATGCGACCTCTCGAAGCTGGCGATCATAGCCGATCATGCAGGGATGCTCCGGGCGTCCGGTCTTCGTCACTCCGAGCGTCACGAACCCGACCGTCGGCGCCCGCTTTCGCCCCGTGAGCCAGCCTTGGAGCGGCGGCCCGCCATTGCCCCATGCGAGCAGGACGGTTCGCTTCTCGTCCGCCGGGACGTCTTCGATGAAGGCCCGGATGATGGCGTTGCAATGCGGGCTCTTCGGCCAGCCCTTCTTCTTGGCGGCGGTCTGGTCGGTCGAGCGCCAGTCGCAGAGGTTGGCGACCGCGACTCCTCCAAAGCCGTTCTGGCGGGCAAACTGGATCACCTTCTTCATGGTCTGATCGTCGACAAAGGCGCGCGCCACACTCGGATTGAGCATGATGACATAGAGGATCGGAAGCTCGGTGTTCCAGCGCCAGACGAGGAGATGGCGAAATTCGGGTTCGTCGTCATTGGCCGGGCGGGACAGGACCGCGGTGCCGTTCCGCTCATCCCGAAAGCAATGCTCGACCAGGACGTCGCTCTCGTCGTGGATTCCGAAATCGGGCAGCGTGAAGCCGGTGATCGCGCTCACTGCCGAGTCTCGGGCCGAATCGCCGCGAGCGCCGCATAGAACCGGGCCAATGCGCCGTTAAAGCCAGGCGTGCCGACAAGCTGCGACAGGTTCCGGCAGGCGGCTTGGAATCGGCGTTTCTCGCTGTCCTTCATCGCCGGCAAAGCCTCAACTCCCGATCATACCGAAGCTCATAAGCCGCCCACCCTCCTCGAACCAGGGCGCAACTCAGATCCCGCCCTCCGACCCTGCACCAAGCCACGACCCGCCGATAGCTCGTCCCCGCCTTCTCACACCGCAGCGTCTTCCCAAGCGCCATCCCGGACAGCGCCTGCCGGCTCGCCTGCCCATCGCCTGGCACGCAGACCCGCCCGCGCCGGCCATGGCAGCCGTGAAGCTCGGGAGCGTCGATGCTGCTCAGTCTGACATGCTGGCCGCTCGAGCAGATCAGGGTGTCGCCGTCGATCACATGCGAAACCGAGCACAGAAAGATCAGAGGGGCGAGCATCAGGCGGCGTCGATCGCATTAGTGCTTTGGGCGCAGATGACGCTGGCGGCGAGCGCCATAGCGCGCGTCACTTGTCGACGTCCGCTCTCCAACCGGCTCATATGCTCGGGGGAGATGTCGAGCGCGGCGGCAAGGTCTGAGGCCTTCATGTGCGCCGCCTTCCTCATTGTGCGGAGGCCGCGACCATCCAGCGCAAGCGGTTCGCCGTTCGCACCGACAGTGAACAGTCTATCGATCAGCCGCGCCTCTTGATAATTGCGGGCAATCACAAGCTCTCGCCCGTCCCGGAGAGCGATGTTGCCTGGTCTGACCCCGTGGCCGGAGCAGCAGGCGACCGTAACAGCGCCCGCTTCGTTCAAAGCGGCCACGATTGATGCGATTGAGGCGTCTACATCGACCAACCTCTCACCGATGGCTAGGGTGACGACTGGCTCTATGCCCATAGGCTGCGGTGTCAGCTTCTCCCTCATCGAAATCTCAGCCATCATTCCCTCCATGGGGATAGGGGTTGGGCGCATGGGCAGGAATGAGAGGCGTCCATTCGTCGACGTCTATAGTCGGCGGCCGCCAGTCGATAATCGAGCCGTCGCCGCGCACTTTCAGGATGATGTAGTCGCCGTAGCCGTTGTCGCCATGGCAGAGGAAGGCGCCGGGGACGTAGGAGCCGCGCCACTTGAAGAGCCTCTTCCCCGGGCGATCGGTCAGCCAATATTCGCCGGCATCGCAGACCTTGTAATGAATGTCCGCCTCCATGCCGGGAGGCCAATCGGCAATGCGGCCCGCGGCGAGGTCGATCCAAGGGTGCCAAGTGTCGCGCTCGCGGAACGGAATGAGCGTTCCATTCTCATCGGCCTCACCGTTGACCAGGGCGTCCTCCCAATAGCGAACGTCGGCCTCCACCTCGAGATAGGCTGCCTCAACCATCGTTTCCTCCTATGCTCCGCCGATGCCCGACTCGCCCACCCACACCCTCACCCCTGAAGAAACCCGCTTCCTCCTCTGGTACGCCCTCAAGCTCATTCGCCCCTCGACCCTCAAGGACATGCAGAGCGGCAACAACGCCACCCGCGAGCGAAGCCTTGAGATGGCCACCAAGACCATCATGAATCATATGAAGAGGGCGGGGCATCAGATCATTCGACCGGAGCGGGATGGGTCGAAGCCGCTGTTTGGGTAGCGCGGGCTCGGAGGCAGGCGGCTGTGAGAGCGAGGGCCAGTGTCGCGCCTTTGCTGACACGCGTTCGGCTCGGGTTTGCGGTGAGGGCCACTTCGGCGAGGATGCAGCCGGGCTCGCCGTCGAGCATCATGAACCACCCTTCCGGCACCAAGGTCATCGCGGCGTCTAGGGAGGCGGTGAAGGCGACCGGAGACCAGCCGAAATGGCCGTCAGGGCTTCCGAGCGAACGTAGATAACCGGCCCGACGATAATGTTCCTTCCGGTCGGCAGGCATGTTCGGGTAAGCTTCTTCGTATCGCTGGGTTTCGGGTGGCATCGACCGACCGTGCGGGCCAATGCTTAGGGCGATGGCGATCTCGCGATCAATCTCCCTATCCGCCCCCGTCGCCTTCTCGCACCGCTCGGCTAGATCCATCAAAGCTTCCTGGTCAGTCATTAGGTTCTCCGATCCGAGAGGGGGTGGGCGCCCGCCGCGCTTCGCGCGTCACCTGGCTACCCATGAACGGAGCCGCTACGCGTCTCCGCCCTATCGGGTGGGTATCCCATGGCGCGAACGCAGGGCGAACATCTGTTTTGAGGTTCGAAGCGGCTCTATCGGAACTTAAGCGCGGGATTTTGAGAAGCGGGGCGCGGAAATCCCCCAGCGTCCCAAGCTTGGGAAGCTTCTGCTCTGCCATTGAGCTACACCCGCAACCGTCGGATTTCATAGCGGTTTCTCGGAAGGCTCGGAAGCTGTTTTGAGATCCGTTTTGAAATCCGGTTTTGTTCTAGCGACCGAATCTGAGCCATTCAAGATATCGGCTTTCACAAGACTGGTCGTGTTGAGCGACCTAGATTCAGCTGTCACGCCCATGGGTCGGAAAATGTGAATTTGAGCGCCTTCTTCCGAGTTATAAGGGCCTGCCCCAACATCGATCCGATAGGCGTCAGAGCCCACTTCAATTTCGAGGAAGAAGCTTTTCGTGGCTTGATAGGAATATTCGTCCTCACGAAGCTTGGGGTCGATCCCGATGAAATTGAGTCTGACCATCCCATCTGGGCAAGGATTGCGTACACTCATTTCCCCATCCTCTCCGCAATCCCGACCACGACCCTTTGCTGGTCGACATAAACCTTCCTGATATTCCCGACGCGCTCGGGCGCCCATCCCATGATGGCGGCAACTTCCGCATCCGTCTCGCCGCGCAAGATCAGCTTGGTGGCATAGGTGCCGCGCAGATCGTGAAGGTGCTTTAGCTTGCGCTCGCCTTCTTCGGTCACATGGACGATAGCCGCCGCGTCACGAACGCGGTTGAACGAGCCTCCGAACCCGTCGCCCGACCAGGGGCGACCGAAGCTGTTGACGAGTAGAGTGTTGACGTCCTCGGCCCTCGGCCGCGTCCGAAGTTCATCCAGCAAATCGCGAAGCTCGGGGATGAGCGGCACGAACACTCGCCGCTGCTTCTTCCGGCTCGCCTTGGCCGCCGTAAGGGACAGAGACTTGTCCCCGATATGGTCGAAGGTGGCTGTGACCAGATCGGCTCGCCTGAGCCCCGTAAGGGCCGCTAGGCGCATCCCGTCGACTATCTGCGGTCGCTCGAGCGCGATCGCCTGAGCGGTGAAAGCCGCCATGTCCTCGTCTGTCCAGACGATCTCGGCACGGTCCCCGCCCCGGTAGAGCGTGGGGATTCCAGTTGCCACGTTGACGGTCAGCCGGCCGTTCAGCCTCCCCCATTCCAATAGAGAGCGCATGACCTTCACGCGCTCGTCGGCGGTCTTCGGCTTGTCGGCGACTTCGTTGCGCCACGCGATGATGCGCGGGAGCAGGCGAGGGTCATTGAGAAGCTGGATCTTGTTGTCGCCCCATCGCTTCTCGATCATGTCGACGAAGCGGAGCCAGTTGCGACGAGTGCCAGGGGCTAAGGTTTTCCACTCGGGGCTCGCCAGCCAATCGCGGCAGAGCTCGGCAACTTTGTTCGAACCAACGACCGTTCGGCCGGCCATAGCGGCTTGGTAGGCAGCTAGCTCCTTTGGGCCGATGCGCGGGCGCCGGGGGCCTTCGTGGTAGCCGATGCGCGGCCCGTTCCGGTAGGCGTAGAGATACCAGCGCGTCGGCTTGCCGTCCTTGCCCTTCACCTTCGTCCAGTTGAGGCCCTTGATGCGGGTCATGCGCCCTCCGGTAGCTCGCCTCGGTCGCCCATGTCGTAATAGTAGGCGTCCAACGTGTTATCGAGATGGAGGATGATGCTGAGCAGGTCGCGGATTAGCTGGGCGTCCTCGCCGTCACCTTTCGCCAGCTCGCGTGCTTTTTCGATCGTCGGCTGAAAGTTAGGCTCTTCCTCGCGGTCCTCAAGCACGCGGAGACTATCTGGGTCGAAGTCGGCGATCAGCCAGTCATGGATTTGCTCAGCGTTCATGTCCGCTCCTTCCAGGCGGTATCGAAATCGTCGTCGTTGGCCTGTCTCGGCGCGAAGACGCGGATCGTCCCGTCTGGTTTCAACTCATATCCGCCCACGTCAAGCCCGAGGCCGCGGAAAGTCTCCACGGCACGCTCGATCGCTGCCTTGCGAGCATAGGCCGGGCGGCCCGACACTAGAGCACCCTACCCCGGATGGAAGCCCGAAGGGCGAAAAGCCGAAGGCTTTGAGTGCGAAGCACGACAGCCGGATCAGGTCCAAATATCACCGGCCATCCCTCTCACCGGAAGGGGATTTGAGGGCTTCTCGCAATCGCTCCGTTCGAACCTCGAGCTCCTGTTTCCATTCGCTCGGCTCGCCACGCAGTCCGGCCTCGATAAATCCGCCAGCGAACAATCCCCTCGCCGCTTCTTCCAGAGCCTCGTTCTTGAGGCGCTCTTTCGAACCCGCTCCGCGAGGCGGCGGCACGGGCAGGCCGTCAAAGTGTTTGCTGATAGCCTCTTTGAGCCACGCTCTATGCTCATCGTCTCCGTGAGCGATCGCCTCGAATAGAGCCTCGTTCCTGATGGTGGAGGGGATCAGGGCAAGGATGGCGTCGGAGGTTCGCTCGCAAGCTTCGTTGAGCAGGGTAAGCCGATCGCTGCGGCCCAGCTCGTTCTCTCCGATTGCGACGGCGTTGAAAATCTCCCGTCGAACGATCCGCGCAACATCCTCCCTCGAAGGCACCCCCGCTTTGGGGGATGGCGTGAGGGCGGGGCGAGTCTGGTCAGCATCCTCGGCGAAGCCGCATACGGACGCCGAATAGGAGAGGAAATCACGAAGACCCCAACGGCCATCTTGGTCCGCAAAGCAGCGTTCCGTCGCGTACATTTGCTTCAAGGCCCAGTAGCGGCGCTCCCACATTTGGTGAGCATCGTCCGCCGCTGCGATCTCAAGCATGATCGCCCCCGCTTTGTCTGTGCTGGGGGGTTGGAGGGTGAGGGCGCGAGTGTTCCAGCTTCGGCGAGCGGCATTCTCGCCCGGTTCCATGCCAGCGTCTTCGGCAGCCACATCGGCCTCGTTCTCATTGCAGGTCGTCGGCCCGCGAGCGAGGCAATCGTTGCATACGACATAGCAGGATGAGCTATCTGCGCGCTCAACGAAGGGAGCGATTACGCCGCAAAACGGGCAAGGCTCAAGCTCGATCTTATTTGTCATTGGTGGTCCTGACTGGAAGAGTTGGGCGCCTGCCCTTCGGGCACCGCGCTACCCTTGCTCCGCACCGAGCCAGCTTCGCCGTCTCGGCCCTTCGGGAGGGTATCGACTGGCGCGGAGCGGGCCTCTAAAACCCGCGCTATTCTGTCGGTCGCTGTGCACGTACCAACGGCGGCGCTGCCAATCATCGCCATCAACAGGAATCCGCAGCCCCCAAACGTCACTTCACGATCCTCGCTCAAGCTGCCGCTCCCATAAAATCTCTCTTCGTAAGAGGATGCTGTAGAGCGAATGGCTTGCGTCGATCCGCTGCCAGGTGGACCCTGTCCCAGTCGATACGGGCACGCTCGGCGCGCTCGATCTCAGCGATGTGAATGGGTGCGCTTTTCATGCTGCCAACTCCTGAAATTCCGCGAGCAGTTCATCCGGCACGACACCGGGAAGGAACCGCTCGCACAAAGCCTCTGCGGACGTTTTCACGAACCGCTTGAAAGCCACCTGATCCATTGAGGCGAATGAGATGGATCCCGGCATGAACAGGGGCACGCCGGTTTTCGGGTTCTTGACCCACTCCCCTGTTCCGGTAGCCACCTTCGCCATGAAGTTGAGCTGTTCGGCCGACATGGGAGGGTTTGAGTTCTGCGACATGAGCGCCAGCATCGCCCACCAGAGGCGGTGGAACTGAGCGTTGCGAGGGCGCTTGCCGTCTAGCTGGACTAGCTCGTTCGGCTTGCCGGCTGTCCAGAACTCGAGCGCCGCATCGTTGGCAGGCTCGTAGCCTCGAAGGCCCCGACGATAGAGGGCGGGTTCAGCCATTGCGCTTCGCCTCCCACGCCACCCGGCCAGGCCAAGCGTTCCAGTATGCCTCGGCAGCCTGAGCAGCATCGCCGGGACCCATCCCGAAATTGCCCTCAAAGGTATCCCAGCCCCATGCGTGCTGAACGCGGTGATGCTCCGAGCAAAGCGGGATGCAGTGCTTATCGTGAACCTTGGTCCCGATGCCCTTTCCGCCCGCATAGTCGACGTGGGCGGCTTCCATCTTGCCTTCGCAACCGCCCTTGTCGACGAGCAGGCAAGGGCGGCCGCGAAGCCATTGCAGGAAGCCGGGAGCACGCTTCCAGCTATCGGCACGGTGCGAGTTCTCTAGGCGAGGACGGAAGGCAGAGCGGTTCACTTCCACCCCCTCTTCCGAGCATCATTGACCGAGCGGGCAATCCTCGCTTGGCGATAGTCAGGATCGCTCCAATAGCGCTGCCTTGCTCGCCTGCTCTGTCGGACCCGAAAGGCGCAGTGCTTCACTTCCCGCTGCTCCGCTTCGGTGAGATCGCGGTCTCGGATGGCACAAAGCTGTTCGAGGCGTTCAGCACAGGTCATGCACTCGCTCTGTCCATTTCGTTGATGTTGCTCTCTCGGAGCTCGTAGGCGAGTTGGAAGCGGCGAGATTCGGCGCCATCCAGGGCCTCGACCGCCGCCTCATTGGCGATCATCCAGTTTTCGAGCGCCTTCTTGGTGTCGCATTCCCTCATGGATCGGATCATGCCGGTGACCACGCCATCTTCGGCGACGACTTCCCGCTGCTGGGCGATCGTGCCGCGAAGGCCGCCGTCTTCCGGTATGTCGGGAAAGCCGTCGATCAGCGCCGGCCAATCTCGCCGAGCCTGATTGATGGTTCGCTTGTGCGTCTCGAGCAGAGCGTCGATTGTCTCGTTCGTCTCCGCCTTGCGAACTTCGGCGCGGATCATTTCCACGGCAGCCTTGAGCGCCGTTTTGGACGTATGCGGCCCGTCAAGCTTCTCGCGCGGAGCCGGACCATTGATGTTCGCGGCGCCATTGGTCGATCGGGAAGCCGCGTTGCCGTCATCGTCCTCTGCCGGCACCCCAAAGGCTGTCATCAGGCCATAGCGACGGGCGTAGGTGAGCGCGGAGCCGAAGCCCTGGGCATCGCGCTTGTTGGCGGGCACAAACAGCTTGCCGAGGCTCTTTTCCTCGCCGCTGGCATGGCCCAGGACCGTCTCCACCATCACGCCATCCTCGGCGGGGTGGCAGTGCTGGGTGAAGAACAGGTCGTGCGCGATGAGCGCGGGCTTCACCGCATCGATCACCGCCCCCAAGTCTGCATATTTGGACTTGAAGTGCGGGTTGTTCGCCCCCTTCGTCGCAGCCTCGATCTCGGCGAATGCCGCCGACATCGCGCCGGCCAACGTGTCGGGCTTGGCTTTGGTCGCCATCAGTGTTGCTCCTCGGTTTCGGGCTCGGCATTGCACAGGCAATCCACGGGCCACTTGCCGCACTCCATGCAGCGGGGATCCCAGTCGGCTAATGGAGCGTCGTAGGGTCTTGGTTCGTAGGGGAGGGTGAAATGATGGGATTGGGTCATTTCAGGTCTCTTGGCTGAGAGGGGTTGGGCGATGCGGCTTCGCCGCCGCTCTGCGAGGCTTCGCCCTCAACCGCGCTGCGCGCGTTTTCGCCCTGCGGGTCGCCGCCGCTATCGCGGTGCGGCCGATGAGACAGGCAAAAACCCTCCCTGGTCGGGGCAGGATTCCAGCACCCGAAGACAACACACTTACGCATCGGTCTGAGCCTCTCCGCGCTGTCGCCGGATTTGTTCAGCCCTGAGGATGATCATGTCCTCGGCCGCCCTCTTTGCGCCCTCGATGGCGGTCGCGAATGTCTGATTGCTCTGCATCGCCTCTTTGAGCAGGAGATATTGATGCAGGAGGACGCGCTGGTTTCCGCCCTCGATATTGGCGATAGAGGCACGCGACACGCCGATTAGCGGCGCTACGTCAGCCTGAAGCAATCCCAGCTTCTTACGCTGCCCAGCCAACCATTCGCCGAACTCGTGATAGCAGGGCTCGATTATGTCGATGCGAGTGTAGCTCATCAGAGCCTTCCGATTGCGTGACGAGTGACGAGCAGAATCGCGACGATGGCGATTGCGGCGAGGATTTCGGGCCATGCGCCTGCGATGCGCCGCGCAAGCGACAGAGGCGGCGGAGGCGGGCTGTCGGTCGCGCCGAGCCAGCACCACTCGCAATCGCACCGCCAGTCGTGCCGTTCTCCCGCGATATGTGAGGAGCGCCCGAAGGGCTGAGACCGCGTAGCGGGCTCAGGGCAAGGCCCGCCCGAATGGTTCTGCGAAGCAGAAATCGCCCATAACTTCCTGATATTCATAGCTTATCACTCTGACACAGGAGGGAGGAAGCGAGGGCTTGGCGGGCGCGGCGAAGATCGCCGATAGTCAGCGTATGAGACTCGCCTGTATGGCTGGCTTGGTGAGCACAGAAGGTGTCGTCGTCTCGTGCTCCCTCGCCGTAGAACGAAAAATGATCTGCGAACGGTCGCAGCGCCTTCTCCAGCACTTCAATGCGGGCGGCTGCTTCACGGAGAGCCTTTTGGATGATCCTGCTTTCGACGGTCGTAACCTGCGTCGTCTCGACCTCACGCGGCGAAGTCGGCTTGATCGACATCGCGTCCGCATGATCGAGAGCCGACGCGCACTCCCGCAACCTCTCCACCAGCCCTACATCGGTCATGGCTGGGGCTCCTGATCGGCAATTACGGCTTTCGCCTGGTCGAGCGTTTCAATGCCGTCGATGAAGCAGGCGTCCTCGGCCGCCAGTTCGGACGGGTAGCTGCGGAACTGATTTCGGGGGCCATCCGGGTGATAGTCCGCTCGGATGTAGCCATTGTAGGCAGGCGACCATTCCCAACCCTTCGCCTCTGCCGCCTTGCGCCAGATTGCCTGCTCGGCTTCCCATTGTTCGCGATGCCCGCTCATCATCCTTCACCTTTCACGATTTCGCGAGCTCTCAGAATCCAGTAGGTCGATGCCATGCCGATCGCGTTGGCCAGGACATTCGCCAGCACTTCGATCTTCGCTTCCGACATGAACTTGTCGCGCTGACGCCTAAAATCCTTTTGGCGTGTTTCATTGAGCAGCCGGGCCCACGCGATCACCGCCGTCTTGTCGAAGACCCAGCCTCCCGGGGCCATGATGGGCTTAGGGCCGGCAATGGTGTCTAAGGTTAAGGTTTGAAGCTGATCACTCATCTCGAAAGCCTCCCCTCGATCACTGAAACGTCAGCCCCGACCCTCTCTGCGAGAAGGGAGCGATAGGTGGCGCGGGCGGTTTCCAGCTCGTCTTCGAGGCGGCCGAAAGCGACCTCGGTCGGCTCGCCAAGCGGGCTCGAGCAGTAATCCCGGAAAGCCGCCGCCGCCTGATCCAGCTTCTCGCCGGCAACTTCGAGCGGGTCGCGTGCTATGGGGGTTTGGGCGGTCATGGTTGCACCTGGGGCGTCTCGGCTTCGCCGACCGGGCTCTGCTCGCTTCGCTCATCGAGCCCCTGACGGGTCTCGCCCGCTGTCGCGGCGACGATCCCTGACGCGGGCGTAAGATCGAACCCTGCATCATTCTTGACTTTGTTGCGGGCGGCGAAGTGGCTGAGCGGCTTCGACAGCACCCGCTCTATCTCGGCGGCCTCGCAAGCCTCCGCGCTGTGATCGGCCGCCTCGGCAAGAGCTAAGAGCGTGAGGCCGACGCCTCCAATCTCCTGCCCCAGACGGCCCGCCGGGCTGTCAAAGGTGTAGTCGACCAGCTTGTGAACCATCTCTCGCTCACACCCGCACGCCTGAGCGGCCTCAATGGCCTCCTCGACAAGCCGGATGCCGCGCTGTGGGATCGAAAGGGCGTGCTCCCGACCGAAGGCGTTGCAGGCCCAAGTAAAAACTTGATGCTGGCGGATGTCGCGATCCGCGTTAGGGATGGTCGCCGAATGGCCGAGACCGTCCGCAGAGACGGGCTCGGGGCTTGCCCGACCAGCCCGACCCGAAGGGGAACGCCCAGATTCTACGCTCATCCCATCCTCCCCGTCTGAGCGTTGAGCCCAACGAAGAAATCGCAGTCCTTCACGATATCGGCGATCGTTGGCCCGTAGCCGTTCGGCCCCCATCGGCCGGCGAGCGTCGGCGCTTCCTCAGGCGAGCGGCGCAGATCGGCTTCGACGCGCGCCAGCCATTTACGGGCCGAGGCTGTGTTGCAGCGATCCGAATTGATCGCGATCACCCGCTCGAGCTCGCGCCTGTGGCTTCGGAGGAGTTCGGCCGCACCAGTCGATTGAAGCCCGGAGGGGCGAGACTGCGAAGCAGGCTCGATCGCCGAAGGCGACGAAAGCGCGGTGACGCCGAAGGCGGCAGGCGCCCCATCTTTGGAAGTTGAACCCGTAAAGGCTTCGGGGAAGGTCGTGGCGATGTTCATGGCTGCACCACACGGTAGGCGATGAAGTCACCAGCGAAGCCGTTGTGGCCCCAACGCTTCTCTTCAGGCTTATCGAGAATAAGCGTGGCAAATTCTGCCGGGCTAGGATTGTAGTGGAAGGGCCGGAAACGAACTTCGACCATCGTTCCAGGTTCGACAGGACATTCCCCGCCGTTCCACTCGACCCACTCTCCTGGTTTGTTGGTCGCGGCCATCATGACGAGGCCGCCATTTGCTCGGCGACGTGCTTGAGCTGGCGGACATTGCTGCCCGATCGAAGCACGGCGGCGATGCGAAGGCCGGGGCGAATCTCAGGCCCCATCCCGGCACCCATTAGCCCGTGCTCAAAACCATCAACCCTATGAGCGCGGACGCCGTTTGCGGTATCGATGAAGAAGGGCGTCTCGGCGCCGTCGAGAATAAGCCGTTGCCGTCGAGTGCCACAAGCGAGCGTTTCGCTGAGCCACTTCAGGCTAGGGGCATTGTTGGTCGCGGCCATGTCAGGCGGCCTGCTCGGCAGCGGCGCGAGCCTCGGAGCCTTCGTTCCAGCCTTGGCTGTAGGCGTCACAAAGCTTCTCGAGCCAGTGGATGTGCGGGACTGGCGGGCGGCCTTGAACGCCGTCGCGATATCCGACCCGTTTTGCAGAGAGTGGCGTGTCCATCATCTTGCTCCTGATCTCATCCTCGCTCTGGCGCCGGGGGACAGCGCCAGAGTCTGGGGAGATCAGGTGACGTCGTGATTGCGCTGGTAAGCGCGCCACATCAGCTCAGTCAGCTTGGCTTTGACCGACTCCCATTCCTTGGCGTCGGGCTCGCAATCTTCGCGGCTGATGTCGCGCTCATGGCGCATTGTCTCGATCCCCTCCTGAACGGCGGCGATCATGTGAAACTTTTCGGTGGCCATCAGGGCTCTCCATCTCGTTCGATGGGAGCTACTTACGCCCCGTGTAACCTACGGTCAAGCGCTTTTCTTACACCACATGTAACTTTTGCGCGAGCAAATGGGTGAGGATAGATTGGCGGCTTCGTCGCGCTGTTAGATTTCTAGCCTTGGCTGGCCTGCTAAAGCTGCTATGGCGGCTCTACCTGAAAGCGCCTGAAAGGCTAAGTTGGAGTCTGAAGTGGCGAGTGGGGTAAGATAGGATTCGCCATGGCGACCGAGCCTCTGGCCCCCTTTCAGCTCCATTTAGAGCCAGACGCTCCAATCGAGCTCGGCGAATTGACCGGCGCCCTAGCGGCAATTGCACACCAATTCGAGGTTTTTGCTATCGAAGAGGGCCTCGCCGCTCGCGCGAAGGATGCCCGGCTGCTTGTGTCAAGTGTCCGCCCTGGCTCGATAGACATTGGGCTTCTGCCGGATCTCGCCGCGACGATGGGTCCGCTCCTAGTTCAAATGACCCCGATCGCATCGCATGTCCTTAGCTTTGCTACGAAGCTGAAGGGCCTCATCGATGCTTTTCGAAAGAAGGATGTCGGGACCGCAGACATCACTGTCCGCGACTGTGAAGACGTGGCGGCAATCATGGCGCCGATTGCGAATCATGGCGGTAGCCAGTCGGTCCGCGTCCACAATGGGGACGTCTATCAGACGGTTATTGCTGTGAGCACCAGCGAAGCGCAGCAGATCGGAGCCAATGCGGCGTTGCTGAAGGCGGCGTTGCAGTTCCCGGACGCAGAGACCCACCAACGAGTGTCGATGGTCTGGGCTGGACTAGACACAGATAATGCTAGGCTACGTGGGCAGCGCAACCCCGACAAGGGACTGATTGAAGAAATTGACCCGAAGCCGCGCCCAGTCTTCTTCGAGGATCAGTTCGCTTATCTGAAAAAAGAGATGCTCGAAGACGAGGAGAACCCATACCGCAAAATCTATTTTGTGGACGTATCTGTATCGCGCGTAGAAGGGCGAGTTGCCTCATACCGCATCGTCGGCTTTCACGGTACGGACGAGCGCGAGGTGGAATGAACCTGGTTGCCCCTATCCAGCCTCAACAAACATCGCCTTAAGAACGGCTAGGGCTCGAGCTCGCTGCGCTTCGTCTAACCTGGCAGCAAACTCAGAAAACTGGACAACCTCGCCGGCTTTCAGTGGGTTGCGATCCAAGAGCCAGCCCGGCTCTTCCACATCCAGCGCTTCTGCAAGGGCCTCGAGGAGGGCGATCTTGAAGTTCTGATGGCCGTTTTCGATCCGGCTAAGACTAGCGCCCGAACGAGGGATCGCGAGCGCTTCATCATTTAGACGGCTATCCCCGGCGATTTCTGCCAGCCGACCGAGCAGTTGCTCCTGAGTATAGCCGCGGTGTTCGCGCCACTCTCGAATGTATGATTTATGCTTACGCCCCATGTAGGACGTTGTCTCACACGGGGCCGATCGATAGAATGCCACCGGGTGTAAGAATGGGCTTGCGGCGACATTACACCCCGTGTAACATGCTGCGCCATGACCCTCGATCAATATCTCAGCTCCGATGATGCTCCCACCGGGGCGGAGTTCGGCGCCCGGGTGGGCCTCAGCGAGGCTTCGATCTCCCGCATTCGCAAGGGCGAGCAAAACATCACGCGAGATGTGATGCTGCGGATCATTGCGGCGTCGGGCAACAGGGTGACGGCGGATGGCCTATTGCAAGAGCGCGCCGCGTGATCCGCTCACCGCTTAAACGGGATAGGCTCCTCTCCATTGGCAGCATCCCATTTGACGTAGGCCCGCATGGCCGCGCTCGATCCTGCCAGCAGGACATGGGGCGTGCAACGAAGACTGATCTCGGTTGTCCCGCTGATGACCTTGATATGCCCGATCCCGTCATCTGTGATCGAAAATTCGGGTGGCTTGTCGATGAACAGTTCAGGCGCTCCGTTGAGACCACTCGGCATTCGGTTTCTCCACACCACGGAGCAAGCACTGCCACACCCCACTGTGGCCGAACTCCCTGTGTATCATGGGGATTTTTTCCGTCTAGCGGAATCGGGTGGGTGGGATGAGCGGTCCTGTCCTTGGGGCGGCCGCTTCGCGGCAACCTGCTCTCGTCGCAAGCGATCAAGCCGCTTCGCGTCTTGACCCTACGGGCTTCGATCAGGCGCAGGGGAGGCGACCCGACATCAGCATGACTTGGCCAGACTATCGACGCCGCCAATGCCGCGTAGATGGTCGAACAGTGCGCCTTTGGCAGCAGGACGCCGACTTGCTCTTGCTGTTCCTCCTGCGCCGGGGCGAACTGATCCCGCGCATCGACATAATCGAGATGCTTTGGCCGAATCCGGACGCCGCGCCGGACTACGAAAGCGACTGCTGCCGAACCCTGATTAGCCGTCTTCGCAAGAAATGCGGCGTCACGATCAATGTCTGGTGGGGACGCGGCTATTCTATGCCTCTGCCGAGCGAGCCCTTCGAACAGCGAAAGGCCGCCTGAATGTCCAACCTTCTCCCCTCCGATCTCGAGATGAGAGAGATAGTGTTTGTACCGATCCGAGAGGATTTGGGCGGCTTTTCCGGCTCTCGTCCTTCGGATCAAGCCCCTTCGGGTCTTGACGCTTCGCGCGTCGATCCGGGCCGCGGTGCCCCGCTCAAGGTCTTGTCCCTCTTCTCCGGGATTGGCGCTTTTGACTTGGGCCTCGAACGAACGGGCGGGTTCAAGACGGTCGCCTTCTGCGAAATAGACCAGCGAGCGCGGCGCGTCCTCGCGAAGCACTGGCCGGAGATTCCCTGTTATGACGATGTTTGCACCCTTAGCGCCGAGCGATTGGCCAGAGACGGAATCGACGTTGACGCAATCGTTGGTGGGTTCCCCTGTCAGGATATCTCTTCCCAAGGCGAGAGGGCTGGCCTTGAAGGCGAACGGAGTGGCCTTTGGTTCGAAATGGCGCGCCTTATTGGCGAGCTTCGACCGCGCTTCGTCATCGTGGAGAACGTCGCAGAGCTGCTTGCTAACGGGTTCGGCGCCGTTCTCGGTTCGCTGGCCTCGCTCGGGTATGATGCGGAGTGGGATTGCATACCAGCGGGCGCCGTTGGTGCGCCCCATCTCCGAGATCGAGCGTGGATTGTTGCCCACCCCTCGGAAGAGCCGGGGCTTCACGAATCCGACGCTTGGGAAAGCGCGAAACGACTGCTTAACGAGCCGACTTATTGGCAGGCCAATCCTTGGAATGAGGCCAGCGCCGCAATTTGTCGAATGGATGATGGGCCTGCCGAGCGGGTGGACCGAACTGAGGAATGCGGAAACGCAGTAGTCCCTCAGATCCCCGAGATCATCGGCCGCGCCATTCTCGCCTCTTGCGAAAGTCGACACTCGCCGAATGGCCGAGACGCGCAGCGGCTCGGGGCGAAGCCCGAGTGGCGCGGTGCCGCCGAAGAGCGGCATTCGCCCGACCTTCCTGTCGAGGAGACCTAACCCATGTCTCCCCTCGAATACATTCTCATTGGGTTGGCGATCTTTTGCGTCATCATCGCTGCCGTTCTCTACGTCATCGACTGGGCCATTTATTACGCCAACACGCCCGACGATTTCCCTAACAAGCTCACCAATCTGACAGACATGCCCTCTCCTCAAGACGAGAGAGTCGAGTGCTGGTCTAACTTCAGGGATGAGGAGGCTTAGATGGGCGCGTCCTTCGGACCGGGCTCTCAGGCTTCGCCCGAAGCCGCTGGCGCGTCTTCGCCTGACGGTTTCGATCCCTCGCGCAGGCTTGAGTTTCGCCCCGACGATGATGGCCTGTTCGATGAGATCGTGGCGCGCTTCGCCGATGGCATGGTCCACGTCGAGACCATGAACGACAAGGGTTGCTATGTCGGCTTCTACTGGGATGACGGGCGCTACTGCCAATGGTGGATCAGCAGCGACAAGAAGCTCCGGTATCACCACGAAGACGGGCAGGGCAAACCACCCCTCTTCACGGCCTGGGGCGTAGATCGCTCCGCTCCTGATCTCCTCAAATCGTCTCTCCATACCACTCCAATAGCCGAGGAGCCCGACGAACATCATGCACAGTGAAAACAACATCGTGGACGCCCTCAAAGGTCGGCAGGAAGCAATGCGCCGAGAAATGGACAGGCGGGGCTTGTCCTTGAAGGCGATCAGCTACGACAGCGGCATCGGTTACTCGACGCTGCTAACCTATTTCCCGTCCGCCGATTGCAAGCGCCCGCCCGCGCTGATGCCCGTATCGGCCCAATACTGCCTGTGCGGAGTCATTCCAGACGACATTCTATCGCTCTTGCTCCCCGATGGCAGGCTCATCGTCCAGGCGCCCGAGGCGATCGATCACGATCAGATATCCGAAGCCGTTCAAGACTGGCTCCGAGCCAAGGAAGCGGCTCACCATCCCGAGTCCGAGTGTGGGCGTGATATCGGCCCGCAGGAAGATAATGTCCTGCGGGGCAAGTTCGCTCGGATCGTGAGCGCGGCGTGATCGAGCCCGTCATCATAGGCGCGGCAACGCTCTACCTTGGCCGGTGCGAGGAAATCTTGCCCGCCCTGCAGCGCGTCGATGCCATGGTGACTGACCAGCCGTATGGCCAGCGTCAAAAGGTCAACACTTTCCACGCAGGTGGCAAGCGGGAAAAATCCGTCATTCAGCGAAATGGCGGCTCGCTCATGGTGCGGCCGAATGTCCATCCTGAGATCGACGGGGACGACGAGCCTTTCGATCCACGCCCGCTGCTCGCCATCGCTCCGAAGTGCTTCATCTGGGGCTCTCATAAGTTTGGCCATCTGCTGCCAAAGGGACGCATGCTGGTTTGGGATAAGGTTCCGACCGGCAAGCTACGCTCTCAGGGTGACGGAGAGACGGCGTGGACGAACGTCGACCCGGATGCGCCGCTCCGCATCTTCCGGCTGCTCTGGGATGGCCTGTGTGTGGGAACCGGAGCTCGGCACGAAGTCACCGCCGGCCAGAAGCGGCACCATCCGATGCAAAAGCCAGAGAAGTTGATGCGCTGGTGCTTGGAGCAGATCGGAGATGCCAATACCATCCTCGATCCCTACATGGGCAGCGGTTCAACAGGCATCGCCGCGCTGCAGCTTGGCCGTCAGTTCGTTGGCATCGAATCCGTTCCTCAGTATTTTGAAATCGCCTGCAAGCGCATCGAAGACGCTCAGCGTCAGCACGACCTATTCGTGGAGGCCGCAGCGTGATCTCCCTCTCTCCTCCCGAAGAGCGGATCGTCTGCCAAGTGCTCGCCCATCGCGAAAGCAAGGCTGTCGAGGCTTTGCTTGAGGCGCTGCGCCATATCGACAGCATCGGCCCGGAGAAAGAGCCAAGGCCGCAGAAGGGCTCCGATAGCGATCCGCTGCTCGCTTGGGAGGATGGGCACAACGATGGCCTCTGGGAAGCCGCGAAGACTGCGCGTGACGCTCTTCAGGCGTGGGAGGAGCGGTGATGGCGCCCCGCCCCGCGATAGCGATGCTCACCCAACGGGCCGAGACCAAGGGCACACTTGGGCTCGGTTCATGGGCAGCGCGGGCCGAAGGCATCGCCCGTAAACTCTATCTCCACCTAGACCTCTACTTATCCTTACGAAGACGAAAGCGCCTACGAGAGGAAGGATATGCCCGACCGTGGAAACGGAGGGCGGGGTGAACGGCCTGCAACGCATCTCCAAGACCTCTCGCCTCTCTCAGCCGGAGGCTGCCGCCGCTTACCTATCTGACCTCTGGTCAGAGGCGTGGGAGCGCAAGGACGGCATGTGGCAGATCACGCCCAAGCTTGATCCTGGTCCCGCCTCATGGGGCATCGAGGCGCTTCCCATCCGTAGAGCGGATAGCTGGATCGTAGCCGAAGCTAGGCGCGAAGGGTGGGATGGATGATCGAGCTTCCCTGGCCCCCAGCAACCCTCTCAGGCCACAACACCGGCCATTGGAGAGCCAAGAGCGCTATTGTCGCTCAGTATCGCACGTGGGCGAAGCTGGCCACCATGGCGGCCAAGCCTCAGATCCCCGAGAAGGGCGACATTCGGGTTGGGATAACCTTCTATCCCCCGGATCACCGCGGCGATCGGGTCAACTTCCCAAATCGCCTGAAGCCGTATTTCGACGGCATCGCCGATGCCTTGGGCGTGAACGACAACCGCTTCCTGCCTTCGTACCAGTTCGCCGAGCCGGTCAAGAATCCTCGCATTGTCGTGAGCATCGCGCCGTGAGGGTGAGGGACCGCTTCTACGATCCAATAGGAATCGGTGATTGCGAAGAACGATCGCTCACCGCTGTGGACGCTATTGGGGACAGAGTGGTTCGACCTCTTGTCGCTCCCCGGTGGGTGGGGGCATAGAATCGTCGATGGGCGCGCTTTCCCCTTCACCGGTCGCAGATAGGCTCATCGTCGATGAGTTGCGGTGCCGCACGCGCTGGCGCGGATCGTCGGCTCAAGTGGCGATCGACATAGGCATAAGCCGCTCCCATCTCCTCGGGCTCATCAACGGCAATGCGCGCATGACCGACACGTCGCGCCAGCTCATCCTGGATCGCATCCGCGAAGAGGATTTGAGGCTCGCCGACAAGATCGAGGCAGAGCTTCAGCGACCACTCTATAAACAGGGGGTTGATTGGTGAGCATCATCGCCACAGCCGTTCAGCACATGATGGCCGCCGGCATGGACCAGGCGGCCATTGTTGCCGCCGTGGCCGACATGGAAGCACAGATTACGCCGCCCCGATCCAAGGGGGCGGTCAGGCAAGCTCGCTATGTTGAGCGTCAGAAAGCGTCACAAATGACGGAAAATGACGTTTGTGACGATAATGACGCTCCGGCCCTTTCCCTAGATAAAAAGCCCCCAGACCCCAAAAAATTAAACCCAATCCCGAGTGTGTGTGAGACGCGCGCGAGGGCTGGGGATTACCACCGGTTGCCGGAAGGCTGGGAGCCTCGGAAGCCGCTCCCGCCCAAAACTCAGGCCAAGGTCGATCAATGGCCACCCGGGGCGCTCGGGGAAGAGTTGGCCGCGCTCCACCGCTGGGCGGCCAATGCCAAAAACGAAGCGGGCAAGGGCCGGAAGAAGGATTGGGACGCGGCCTGGGTAAACTGGATCGAGAGGCGACACGATGAGCGATATGGGCGGGAACGAACCAACGGCATGGGAAGACATCAACCCAGCGATGGCCTTAGCGCCACAACCCGTGCCGCCCGCGACGTATTCGGGATTGCGGCCGGCCACTCGTGAAGAGTTCGGAACCGAGCTGACCGCCTGCCTCGCCCTTGTCGCCCCTGTCGGCATGGACCAGGAGGCCCGCCGCGAATGGCTGGCAGTGGCTTGGGCGACCCTCCAGCATCTCCCGGCCGACATGCTGGCCTACGGCTGCAAGAAGGCTCGGGAGACCGCGGATCACCCGTCAAAGATCGTTCCGACCATCATGGCCGAGACCCGAGATTGGTACAAAACCCGCCAGAACATCGCGGCGCCGATCGACTGCCTCATGATCGCGGCGCCCACTGAAGAACCCAAGCCCGAAGAGCCGATGACCGCCGAGGACATCGCCGAGGCCAACATCCTGTTCAAGCGAATGGGGCTCAAGACCCGCTACCGTGAAGACGGGACCGCATATGAATTGAAGCTTGGCGAGCCCGACCCGGTTCAACCCAGCGAGCCAGAAGCGTGATGCGATACGGATTGAAGCCCGTAGGGCCGCGATCCCGAAGAGGAGCGCGGTGCGAAGCACGAAAGCCGGGGCCGAAGGCATCGCCCAAATCTATTCAATCTCAAGCACTTAACAATCAACCAGGAGAGTAGGGTGGCGAGTAAAGGAGGAACACAAGTGTTCGAGCAGACCATTGCACATTACGAGGCGATCAGCCGCCAGCGCCCGCTGGATGACTTTGAGAGCGCCAAGCTCGAGCGCGCAGTCCGTCAGGCAAGGGAGAGCGCGGGAGGACAGCGCCGGCCTTGGCTGCCGGAGCATGACCAGACCTTGATCCGCGCCGTGCGACTGCTCGCCAATGACGGGAAACGCCGCAAGCGTAGGAAGATCCCGGAGATTGCGGCTCAGCTTGGGCGCTCAACGGGTGCTGTCCGCAGGCGTCTGACCATCCTGCGACAGAAGGGGAAAGCGGGATATATCTCCCCCGTCAACGGCACCGGCCGCTATAGCCGCACAAGTCCAATGGGCGAAATGGCTCAGGCTGGGGTATGATGGGCTAATGAGCCTCACCGCCAAACAGCAAGCGTTCGTCGCTGAATATTTGATCGACCTGAACGCCACTCAGGCCGCGATCCGGGCAGGATATAGCCCGGCAACCGCCTATTCGATCGGGCAGGAGAACCTGAACAAACCTGAAATCGCCGCAGCGCTTGAGATAGTCATGGCAGAGCGGGCGGAACGGACTCAAATCACTGCTGATCGCGTGCTGACAGAGCTTGGCAAACTGGGCTTCTCGGATATTCGCCGAGCCGTGAGATGGTTCTCGAATGCGACCGTAGCTGCTGTGGATCAGGACATCGACCAGCAGATGGAGGAAGAGGGCGAGGTCCGCTTTGCCATCGCCAACCAAGTCGAACTGATATCGAGCGGGGACATTGATGACGAAACAGCCGCGGCGATTCAGGAAATCGGTCAATCGGCAACCGGTGCGCTCAAGGTGAAGCTTTACGACAAGAGGGCGGCCCTGGTCGACATCGGGCGCCATCTCGGCATGTTCACCGATAACATCCGTCTAACCGGCAAGCTCGATGTAACCAGGATCGAGGAAGTCATTGTCGACCCTGCAAATCCAGACGCCTAGGGCGTTCAAGCCGCTCCTGGTCCCGTCTCGCTACAAAGGAGCGCATGGTGGGCGAGGGTCCGCCAAGTCGCATTTCTTCGCCAGCCGCGTGGTCAAGCGCTGCCTGAAGGAGGAAACATTCGTCGTCTGCGTTCGCGAGAACCAGAAGTCACTCGATCAGTCGGTTAAGAAGCTGATCGAGGACAAGATCCAGGACTTTGGCCTCGGCGGCCATTTCCGCATCCTCAACTCGCATATCGAGCCGGCGGTTGGTGGGCGCATCATCTTTCAGGGGATGCAAAACCACACGGCGGAGTCGATCAAGTCGCTTGAGGGTTATGACATTGCGTGGGTCGAAGAGGCACAGTCGCTAAGCCAGCGGTCCTTGGACTTGCTCCGCCCGACGATCCGAAAAGATGGCTCGGAACTGTGGTTTTCATGGAATCCCAACCTCCCGACTGATCCCGTCGACGTGCTTTTGAGGGGAGAGCACCCCCCGCCTGATGCCATTGTCGTGCAAGCCAACTATCGGGACAACCCATGGCTTCCGGATGTGCTGCGCGCCGAGCTCGAATATGACCAGCGGCGCGACCCGGACAAGTTCGCACACATCTGGCTTGGGGGCTATCAGCGGAACTCAGAGGCCAGGGTCTTCAAGAACTGGCGCGTCGAAGAGTTCGAAAGCCCTTCGAATGTCGAATATCGTCTAGGCGCTGATTTCGGGTTCAGCACCGATCCATCATGCGCCGTCCGGTGCTTCGTCGACGGAACGCGCCTCTACATCGATTATGAGGCTTGGGGCCTTGGTGTCGAGATCGTGAACCTGCCCAAATTGTTCATGTCGATCCCGGATGCCGAGAAATACTGGATGACGGCCGACAGCTCGCGGCCGGATACGATCAGCCATCTTCGAAAGCATGGCTTTCCTCGGATCATGCCGGCGGTGAAGGGCGCGCGCTCGCTTGAAGAGGGGATCGAATTTCTTAAGGGCTACGACATCATCGTTCACCCTCGCTGCCAGCATACGATCGACGAATTGACCCTCTACAGCTTCAAGGTGGACAAGCTGACCAGCTTGGTCACCAACGAGCTCGAGGACAAAGATAATCATCTGATCGACTCGCTGCGCTATGCGAATGAGGGCGCGCGGCGCGCACTGGCGAACAAGCCGAGGCAGGAGTCGGTGTCGATCCCCTCACTCAAAACGGCATTCAACAGGAGGGGATGATAGGTTGCGGGCCGGACTCGATACCGGCTCCCTGCGATTTGACCGTAGCGCTTAGACCCTCGCGCTTTCAAACGAAGGAGCTACCCTCGCCATCCACCGCGATTAGCCCACGGCCGTAACCTAGGCTCACCAGCGCTTCAGTCCGGACTGTCACGCTAATTGCAGGGCCTAACCGTCGAATAACGGGCGTGTCCATCCACGCTGCCACAACCATAGGTCATCTTATCACAGCATCGCCAAGAGCAAAAGTCCAAAAGCCGCTCCTGACACCTGAACCTATACTCTCGCCCCGACCCAAGGGGCGCCGATGGCCTATTCCGAACAGAGTGAAGCGGTAGACGACAAGCCGGCCGGCGAGGGTTCGGACGAAGTCTTCCGCCGCGCCATGAAGCGGTTCGATGCCACGGTTATCCCTCAACAGGAAATCCGCGCCCACGCTTTGCTGTGCAGGCGCTTCATTTCCATCCCAGGCGCTCAGTGGGAAGGGGAGTGGGGCGAGCAGTTCGACAATTCCATCAAGGTAGAGATCGACAAGCTGTCCAAGGGCGTCGACAAGATCGTCAACGACTACCGCCAGAATCGCATCGTGCCCGACTTCCGGCCGGCGGGCGGCGACAGCGATCCTGAGACGGCATCAACCCTGGACGGCATCCACCGAGCCGATAGCTACAAGTTCAAGGCCCAGCAGGCTCGCGACAACGCATTCGAGGAGGCGGCGGCCGGCGGCTTTGGGGCCTATCGCCTCAGGAACGAATGGGACGATCCTTTTGACAAGGATTCGGACGCCCAGCGCATCAACCCGGCCATGCTCATCGCCGATGCTGACCAGCGGGTGTTCTTCGACGGCAATTCCAAGCTCTACGACAAGTCGGATGCCCGCTTCGCCTTCGTCATCACCGCCGACACGAAGGATGCATTCGAAGAGGAATATCCGGACTGCCATTCTTCTTGGCCAGACACGGGCCTGCGCCCGAGCTCCTACGACTGGTACACACCGGAAGTCGTGCTCAAGTGCGAGTATTACGAGGTCGAGGAGAAGAGCGAGAGGCTGCTGATCCTCCGCCAGGGCATCTCGACCGAAGAAGAGCGGATCTGGTCATCGGAGATCAGCACGGAAGACCTCGAGGAGCGCAAGACCAAGGGCTGGACCGTCACGACCCGCATGATGAAGCGGCGTCGGGTCCATAAATATCTGCTGAGCGGGCAGGAGGTTCTGAGGGATCAGGGCCACATCGCGGGCGACTGCATTCCGATTGTCCCGGTCTATGGAAAGCGCTGGTTCGTCGACAATCAGGAGCGCTTCCGGGGCTATGTGTCGAAGCGCATGGACTCACAGCGCCGCTACAATGCGAGCGTGTCAAAGCTGGCTGAGACGGACGCCCTGGCGCCGCGCGAGATCCCCATATTCGCGGCCGAGCAGATGCCGCCGAACCTTGCGGCGCTGTGGGCGGAGCAGAATGTAAAGCGCCACCCATATGCGCTGATCAATCCGCTACTAGACCCGATGACCGGTCAAATCGTCTCGGCCGGCCCGATCGGGAAGGTTGAGCCTCCTTCTGTCGGCCCCGTCACTGCCGCCCTGCTCCAGATCGCGGGCGCGGACCTGTCCGACGAGGATCAGGACGTCGACGAGGTCAAGGCGAACACCTCGGCAGAGGCCATGGACATCGCTGCCACCCGGATTGATGCGAAGTCGGGCATCTATCTCGACAATATGCGCCAGTCGGTCCAGCGCGAGGGCGAGATTTATCTCTCAATGGCTCGCGAGGTTTATTACGAGCCCGGACGTACCGTTGAAACCATGTCAGAGGACGGCGACGACGGCGCGGCTACGCTTCATGAGCCCGTAACCGACGGTCGCGGCAGATTCCGAATTTCCAACGATTTCAGCCGCGGGAAATACAAGGTCATCGCCGATGTGACCGAGGCGACTGCGACCCGACGCGACAAGACGGTCAAGTCGAGCCTCAACATTGCTACTGTCGCTCAGGCTGCCGGCGACCAGGCCTTGGCCCGTATCGCCACCCTCACAGCCGTGATGAACCAGGACGGTGAGGGGATGAGCGATTTCCAGAAATACGCCCGTCGCCAGCTTGTCGCGGAAGGCGTTGTCGAGCCGACCGACGAAGAAAAGCAGCAGATGGAAGAGGCGCAGCAGGGAGCCGAGCCTGATCCGCAGGCCGAACTCGTCGCGGCTCAGGCGGCAGTGCTCGCAGCCGAGGCTAAGCTGAAAGAGGCTCAGACGCTCAAGGCGAAGGCGGATACGATCAAGTCGCAGGCTGAAGCAATGTTGAAGGGCGCTCAGACCGATGCGCTCGGCGGGCCATCCGAGGCGCCGCGTGTTCCCGATGGGCTCGAAGCGGCCGAAGCTGCCGCGCGGGTAGACAAGACCCGCGCCGAGGCAGAGCGCATCCGCACCGAGGCGGCTCATTTGCCGGCCGAGATCAGCATTGCCGCGCACAAGGCCGCTACCGATCGCATGAAGATTCGGCGGGGGAGTGATTTGAATTGACCAAGGCAATAGGCATTCACATTGTGCCTAGTCAGGGCAAATGGAGCGTTCGAACGGCGGGGGCAGGTCGCGCATATCGAGCCAATCTAACGTCAAAGCAGGCTCTTGATGTTGCGATGAACCTTTCGCCCAAGAGGGCGGCAAAACTGTACGTTCATGGCGAGGATGGCCGAATCTCCAAGCGTCTTTGGCTGCCAGTGTTGCGAGGCTCCCGCCAATCGAGGGGCGCTCGACGTTGAGCGACGAAGCGCATGTTCCGTACTGCGACATGGGGACGTGGCCTTGCTATGTCGGCTTCACGGTCTCTCAAAAAGCATTCAAGCGAGAAATGGAGCGTATTTGCCCGAAGCAGGAGGTGCCCTTTCTGGGCTCAAGTCGAGCGAACGCCACCACTCATTTCCTCACCAAAGATGGGGCAACGACAGCCATCATCGCGATGATGTCGCCGAAAAGGGCCAAAGTGAGCTTTGAGCAGTATGCGGCCTTAGTGGCGCACGAAGCTGTTCACGTGGCGCAACAGATTTGGCTAGATATCGGCGAGAAAGAGCCTGGCAAAGAAGCCGAGGCCTATTTCGTGCAGCACATCGTCCAGTTCTGCCTTCAGGAGGCATACAAAACTGGCCGTTGCCGCCGCCTGATACCGGCCTGAGATGTCGTAGCAAAAGTCCAAAAGCCGAGCCCGCCCAATCCCCCTAAAATGCGCCTCAATCAGCACCCGCCGAGCTGCGATCGGTGAGCGAATGGGGATCACATGGCAGTAGAGCCGGAGGACGACGAGCTTCTTCTAGACCAGCCAGCGGATGAAGGCGGAGACGCCGACGACCAGCAGGACGATCAGGAGGAACTGGAAATCACCTTCGGCGATGAGGCGGCGCCGGCCTCGGGAGAAGCTGAAACCGGACTGGCGAGGCATCTCCGCGAAGAGATCAGGCGACGGGACAAGGAAATTGCGGACCTTCGCAAGGCCCAGCCCGCCCCTCAGAAGATCGAAGTTGGTCCGCGTCCGACCATGGACCGATCCGACATCGATTATGACGAGGAAAAATTCGTCGCTGAACTCGAAGCGTGGAATGCTCGAAAGGCACAGGCTGAACAGGCCGAAAGCCAAGCAGAACGGCAACAGCGGGAAGCCAACGAAGCGTGGCAGAACGAGCTGAGGCAGCACGAGGCCAAGAGATCGGCCCTCAAGTTCCCGGATGCTCAGGACGCCGAAGAGGTGGCGGTCACCGCTCTGGACCAGGTCCAGCAGGCGGTCATCGTCAAGGTGGCGGATAATTCCGCTCTCGTCCTCTACGCCCTCGGCAAGAACCCGGCCAAGCTCGGCCAACTCTCCCAAATCAAAGATCCCCTGAAGCTGGCCGCAGCCGTGGCCAAACTGGAAGGAACCCTGAAAGTGACAGCACGGCGCAAGGCCCCCGAACCCGAAGAGATCGCAAGCGGCAGCGCCCGCGTGACCCAGGGGAAGGATCCGGTACTCGAACGGCTCGAGAAAGAGGCGGCGCGGACGGGGGATCGCTCAAGGGTGATCGCTCACAAAGCCTCGCAGCGCACTTCGGGCAAATGACAACCGCCGTCGCGAGGAATTGAACGATGACCGCCAACACCGCAAAGACCGTAGTCGAGACCTTTGACGACATGGTCGAGGGCTTCGATGACATGCTTGTCGTGGCTCAGGAAGTCGAGAAGTACAATCTTCCCGGCGGCCCGGCCCAGCATCAGCAGATGAACGATAAGGTGTGGCGGCCTCAGCCGTACATCCCTGCCGTCTATGACGGGTTCGATCAGACCAGCAACTTCGGCGACATCACTCAGCTGTCGGTGCCCGTCTCGGTCGGTATCCACAAGGTCACGCCCATCAAGATCGGGCCGAAGGACGGTCGCGACAAGGGCAATATCCAGCGCTACTTCCGGGACGCCGCGCTGAGCCTCGCCAGCCAGGTCAACCTCTCTGTCTTCAACACCGCCGTGAACTGGGCAACGCTGGTCAGCAAGCGCACGGTCGCTCCGACCGGCTATGACGACTTGGCGGCGATGGGTGCCATCATGACGGAGCAGGGCCTGCCCAACTTCGACAAAAAGGCGTTCTATTCGGCGCGAGATTATCTCTCCATGGCGGGCAACATCGCCAAGCCGGCAACGAGCGACAGCCCGCTCTCCCGCACCGCCTATGAGCGCGCCTACGTCAAGACGATTGGCAATTTCGACCTGTTTGAGAACGACCAGACGAAGATCCTGCCCGCGGCAACCGGTGTGGGCGTCACGATCACGAACACCCAGCCGCTCTATTACACCCCCGTCGCCGCCACGCTCGATACGGACGGGAATCCGACCAACGTCGACAACCGCACTCAGCTTATCTCGATCGCGGTCACCAGCGGCACGGTCAAGGCGGGTGATGCCTTCACCATTGCCGGTGTCAACTCGCTCCATCACATTTCGAAGGGCGATACGGGCCAGCTGAAGACCTTTCGCATCATCTCGATCGTCACGGGCTCGGGCGGTACGGGTACCGTTCGCATCTCACCGCCGATCATCTCAGGAGGCGGCAGCACCCGCGCTGAGCTGGAATATAAGAATGTCACCGCGACCCCGGCCAACGGTGCCGTGATTACGTTCCTGAACACCGTCTCGGCTCCTGCCAACGTGTTTTTCCACAAGCGCGCGATCGAGCTCATTCCGGGCACCTTCGCTGTCGATCCGGACGCTGGCTGGACGGTGGCAACACGGGCGACCACGCCGAAGCTCGGGCTTCCGATCATGCTGACCGGGCAGGGGAACATCAACGATCTGAGCGGCAAGTGGCGTCTCGACATCGATTATGGCGTCGGCGCCCTCCAGCCGGAGATGATCGGCCTCCAGCTCTTCAACCAGACCTAACCATGGCGAGGTTTCAGAGGGGCACAACGGACCATGACAGCGACGGGCATATGGGTGGCTCGCGCAAGGGAGACAATGCGATGACCAAGGAAGCGAAATCGGACAGCAAGGTCGAAATGGGCTCTGGAGTCGAGCTGAGCCATTCGGAGATCGCCGACGCCAGGCGCGAAGGGGCATTGGAGGCGATCAAGGAGGGCGGCAAGCGCGCTGTCCTGGTCGACACCGGCACCCAGGGCGACGTCGAGGCGATGGCCGAGGCCGAGCGCCTGCGAATCGCGCCGGACGCGAATACGACCTTCATTGCGCCGCTGCTCGACTTGTCGTTGGACGTGCTTTCGCAGCGCCTGACGAACGATAAGGTCCTGGACCCGATCGACTTCGAGACGGCCAAGGGCCTGCTCGCTCTGGAGCGTGCCGGCCGCAATCGCACCGGCTACGTCAAGGCGCTCTGCGAGCGGCTGGGCGTCAAGTCGCCGTTGGAGGTGACCCATGCTGGGCCGCCTTACACCAATGACGAGACGCCGATTACGGCTCTCTGAGGCGAAGAGCCGGGCAATAAGGGCCGCCTGTCCTAGTGGCGGGCGGTCTTTTCGTAGGGACAGGCATGGTCACGATCACTCTCAGCACGACCGGAACGATCAAGGGTAACCTGATCGAGATGGCGTTTGAGGAGTGCGGCTCGGCCGGGTTCGAGTTCGAGCGCACCCCGGAAGAGATCGCGTCAGCTCTGCGCGAGCTTGAAGCGATGATGCGCGAGCATCCGTTCAACCTGCTCGGCTACAATCACAGCGGCTACGGCGTCGGCCTGACGACCGAAGCGAGCGGCATCCCGGACAGCGCGATCAGCGTAGTCGCCAAGTATCTCGGGTTCCGTATTACCCCGAAAATGGGCGCCACCCTGTCGCCGGAGAGCAGGGCGTCGATGGCGCGCAGTCTGCTCCTGCTGCAATCCGAGCTCGCAACGGTCCCGACCGTCTACATGCCTGGAGGGGTCTGGACCGGAGCCGGGGTGCGAGGCGCATCGACGACGCCCGTAATCGAGCCCTGACATGCAGATCCCGCTCCTTTCAGGCGTCGGGGCAGACGAAACGGCCGAATTTGCCGTCCGCTATCCCCTAAACCTCGAGCCGGTGGCGATCGACAACAAGATCGCGAAGGGGCAGCTTCGCGCAACAGCCGGCGCGATACCGTTCGCTACAGGCCCGGGGATCGATCGCGGCGGGATCGTCTGGAACGGTCAGCATTATCGGGTCATGGGAACCAAGTTCGTTCGGGTGAACGCGGACGCCAGCGTTGACACGATCGGCGACGTCGGCGGGTCCGGACCCGTGGCGATGGACTATTCCTTTGACCGCCTCGGCATCGCGAGCGGCGGGAACCTCTACTATTTCAACGGCTCTGCCCTGATCGAGGTCACCGACCAGGATCTGGGCAACGTCATCGATATGATCTGGATCGACGGCTATTTCATGACGACGGACGGCAGCTACACCATCGTCACCGAGCTTGCCGATTCAACCTCCATCCTGCCGCTCAAATATGGCTCGGCGGAGGAGGACCCGGACATGGTCACGGGCCTCCTCAAGTTCCGCGAAGAGGCCTACGTCTTTGGCCGCAACACGATCCAGGTCCATCAGAACGTCGGCGGCAACGGCTACCCGTTCCAAACCCTTCCCGGCGCCACCATACCCATGGGCTGTGTAGGTCCCGCGGCGAAAACCCTGTTCGCGGGCAGCTTCGCATTCGTCGGCTCGGCTCGGAATGAGGCCTTGGGCGTCTACCTGGCTGGGGACGGAAACGCCTCGAAGATCAGCACGCGCGCAGTTGACGACGCCTTGGCCGCTGTAGCCGATGAGGGCTCGATCGTGCTCGAAAAGCGGGTCAGCCGGGATGAGCAGCGGTTGCTCGTCCACCTTCCCTCGGAAACGTGGGGTTTCCTCGCTGGGGCCACTCAGAAAGTCGGGGAATCGGTCTGGTATCGAGCTAGGTCCGGGATGGGCGATCCCTACCGGCTTCGCGGCGCTGTCGACGTGAACGGGCGCGTCATGGTCGGAGACGCGGATTCCAACGCAATCGGCATCCTGAGCGAGGACGTCTCCAGCCATTTCGGGGAGCCGGCGGAGTGGCAGTTCGACGCGGGGCTGATCTACAATGGCGGCAAGGGCGGGATTGTCCATTCGATTGAGCTTGTCGGGCTTCCCGGTCGCGGCGGCAGGGATATGACGGTTTTCCTGTCGCTGACCCGGGACGGCCAGCAATTCAGCGCGGAGCGCCCTGTTACGGTACGATCCGGCGAGCGGGGCAAAAGGCTGCACTGGCGGCCGCATCAGCGGTTCCGAAGCTGGATGGGGCTTAGATTCCGGGGATATGACACGGGCCTGCCTGGTTTCACCGCGATAGAGGCGGACGTTCGCCCGCTCGCCGCATGATCCGCCGTTCGGACCTCGCCAAGGCGTTTCCCAACAATCCTCGGCTCGTCGCCGAGATGGAGGCGCAGAGCCAGTCCGTCGTCAATCACGATGGTGAGATCAAGGAAGCGGCTGCGACCGCAGCGAGCGCGGGCGAGGCTGCCGGACAGGCGCTCGGGGAGGCTTTGGCCAAGCAGGCAGCAAATGAGAACCTGACGGCGATTTCGGACCTACCGCCGGAGCCTGGAGCGATCGAGCAGATTGGCACCGGGATATTTGCCATCCGCCCGATCGATACCGATGACACCTCAAGCCTCCTTTCTCGAGCAATAGCCGACACCCGTTATGCTTCGGGTAGCATCACCGATATCGCTGCCGGCCTGGTCCAGCGCATTGCCGGTCAAGCCCTGAGCGGACACCGGGCCGTCCTGATCGCGGTCGATAACAAGGCCTACTATTCCAATCCGGACGCAACGGCTCGCTTCACGATCGGCATCACGACAGGGGCCGCCGCGCTTGGGGCGACGGCAACCATCCAGCTTGACGGCGAAATCGAGGAGCCAAGCTGGTCATGGTCCGCATCGGAGATCGTCTGGCTCGGCGCGAGCGGCGCCCTGACCCAAGCCGTCCCGACCACTGGCTACGCCTTCCAAGTCGGGATTCCGATGGGGCCGACACGGCTTCGGATCGAGCCGCAGCTAATCGCGAAGCTTTCATAGAGGGAAAGGGGAAATGGCGAACAACGGCAAATACCTGACGGTAAACGCAGGGGTCATCGAAGAGTCGACGGGCGTCAACACCTCGGCCGGCGCTGGCGATGCCGGCAAGATCGCCAAGCTCGACGCATCGGGCCGCTGGGATCCAAGCATGATGCCGGTTGGCGTTGCGGCCGATACGGCATCGATCACGACATCTGAGGCGCTATCGGCCGGCGATTGGGTCAACGTCTGGAACTCGACCGGCGTTAAGGTCCGCAAGGCCGATGCGACTACAGCGGGCAAGGAGGCCGATGGGTTCGTGTTGTCCGCGTTCGGCAGTGGCGCCACGGCCCTGGTCTATTTCGAGGGCACGAACACCGCCGTCTCAAGCCGTACCGTTGGCGCAAAGCAATGGCTCGGCACCACGGCTGGCGCGGGTGTCGAAACCGCTCTCACGGGCAGCGGCAATGTCGTCCAGCAGCTCGGCAAGGCCATCTCCGCGACCTCAGTTTCGTTCGAGCCGCAACAGCCGATCACGCTGGCCTAATGGTTTCTCGTCGCGCCTTGGTCTTGGTTGACGGTGGGATCGCTGAAATTCCGTTCGGCGACACGCTGGCGGGAACGTCCGGAAACCTGCCCACTGACGGGTCTGCAGGCATGTATTTGCGAAAGGCATCGGCCGCCGATTACGACGCTGTTTTCGCCTCTTTGTACCTAACCGACCTCGCCGGCACAGGCGGGGGTGTAAATACGGCTTTAGCGATCAACGTGGGCTCGGCCGGCGCCTTCGTGACCTTTAATGGCGCGCTCGGCACCCCGTCATCGGGCAATCTCGCCAATTGTACCTTCCCGACCCTCAACCAGAACACGACCGGTTCGGCGGCCACCCTTACGACCTCGCGAAACATCGACGGTCAAGCGTTCAACGGTTCGGCCGATATCACCGTCATCGCCCCGGGCACTCACGCCGCCACCTCGAAGGCAACGCCCGTCGATGCCGACGAGTTGCCGCTGGTCGATAGCGCCGCGTCGAACGTCCTCAAAAGGCTGACTTGGGCCAACCTCAAGGCGACCTTGAAAACCTATCTCGACACACTTTATCCGCCGATCCCCACCGCTTGGACGACGTATACACCAACGGTTGCCGCCACGTCGGGCACATACACAAGCGCCTCCGCCGCCGGGGCCTATAAACAAGTCGGGAAAATCGTGTTTCTTCGCATCAAAGTGACGATCACAACCAACGGGACGGCGGCGGTAAATATGACGGTGACGGCTCCTTCGGGACTAACCGGTATGAGCGCGCAGAACCAGCCTTTCGCCTGTGTAGAAAACGGGGTGACCGGCTTTGTCGGTCGCGCCTATATCGGGAATACGACCACGATCACCGTCTCGAAATACGACGGGACCTATCTCGGCGGGAACGGCTACGTCATCGAGATAGGAGGGTCCTATGAGACGCCTTAACAAAAGTCCAAAAGCCCCTCTGAGCGCCCGAAGGTAATATCCCGCCGAAAAGGCGGTCTCCCCCATGGGTCTCTTCGGTTCAATCATAGGCGGCCTGGTTCCTGTTCTCGGGACGGTGCTCGGCGCGCAGGCCAACAAAAAGGCGATCAAGAAGGGCTCTCAGGCCCAGATCGCGGCGCTTCAGAGCGCGATCGACGAAAGCACGCGCCAATTCAACACGACGCGGTCGGACTTTGCGCCCTATACGCAAGCCGGAGCCGGAGCCATCGGACAGATGGGCGATATTGCCGGGTTGCATGGCGATCCGGCTCAGGCGAGCGTGCTGGATCAGCTTCGGAACAGCCCCTTTTTCCAGTCTCTATTCCGCACCGGAGAAGAGGCTGTCCTGCAAAACGCATCGGCGACGGGCGGACTGAGGGGCGGCAACACGCAACGCAGCTTGGCGGACTTCGGCGCCGACACGTTCGCCAAGACCATCCAGCAGCAGCTTGCCAATCTCGGTGGGATCGCGGGCTTGGGTTCCGGCATGGCGAGCAACCTTGGCCAGCTCGGCGCGGCCAATTCGGCGAGTGTCGGCCAGTTGATGGTAGGGCAGGGCAATGCGCGGGCAGGATCGATCCTCGGCCGCCAGCAGGTCAATAACGATCTTCAGAGCCAGATCACCAAGCTGTTGATGTCGGTCATTCCGGGGGCGGGCGGACTGCCGGGCCTCGGCGCCGGCGGCTTCTAATGGCCTCACTTCCTTCAGCCGAATATTTGCGCGAATGTGTGGATTACGACGCAGAAACCGGAGCCCTCACTTGGCGGGCTAGGCCGCCAGCGCATTTCGCTAACTCTGCCAGACATAAAGCCTTTGTGTCTCAATATGCGGGCAAGCCCGCTTTCGCGTCTAAAGACGGAAACGGATACTTGAATGGCTCTCTCGCTGGCGTAAGCGGAATCAAAGCGCATCGTGTGATTTGGAAACTGGTGCATGGCGTCGACCCGTTTCATATCGATCACGCCAATGGCGACAAGACTGACAATCGACTGTGCAACCTTCGAAATGTCGACCAGTCGGAGAACGCCAAAAATAAGCGGCTGCTTCGCAACAACACTAGTGGGCACATGGGAGTTCGCTTCAGCCGAGACAGACGGTGGCTGGCCAGCATAAAGATTGATCGTCGCGACCACCACCTTGGCAGCTATGCCACGAAGTCAGAGGCCATTCTTGCGCGCAAGGCGGCGGAGGCTAGGCTCGGGTTTCATCCCAATCATGGGCGGGCGACATAGTGGCGAGCCTGGCCCCCGTCGATTATGTATCAGGCCTCGGTCGCCTGCCTAACCCCCTGCGCGACATCCAGGAGCAGATGGCGGCCAGCATCGGTCTTCGCCGCGGACAATTGGCCAACGATCAGCAGCAGATCGAGAATCAGGGTCATCAGGGCGAACTGGACCAAAGGCAGGCGTTCCAGCGCGACATGGAGCAGGCGCTTCTGCATCCTACGCCCGAAAACTTCTCCAATGTGATCGCCAATCACCCGGAATATGCTCAGCAGGTCAAGCAGGCTTGGGATGTTCGCGACCATGCAGAGCGGCAGTCCGAATTGACCCAGATGGGCGAGATCTACTCGGCCGCCCGCAATGGCCAGTGGCAGCTTGCGGCGGCGGCCCTGAAACGACGTATCGCCGCCGACAGGGCGGCCGGCCATGAAGATCCGCAAGACGCCGCCATGCTCGCCGCGCTTGAGAGCTCTAATCCTGTCGAGCGGCGAGCCGCGCTCGGCATGATCGGAACGCATCTGGCCATCCTGACCGGCCCCGATCACATGGCTGGTGCGATGGAGCAGATCGGGGTCGATCCAGAGCGCAAGGGTCAGGTCGTAGGCCGAGCGATCGGGCATTATGACGAATCCGGCAAATGGGTCACCGATTATCGCGATCCTGACCCGCCACAATATCGCGAGCTCGACATTGTCGGGCCGGATGGACAGACGCATCGATCCATTGTCGCAGTTGGAGGCAGCGAAGCTGGGGCTGGCGGCGCTTCAGCCAGTGGCGGGCGTCCAGCTCGAGGCGTTCGCAACAACAATCCCGGCAATATCGAAGATGGTCCGTTTGCCCGTAGCCAGCCCGGCTACAAGGGGAGCGATGGCCGGTTTGCCGTTTTCGATACCCCCGAACAGGGTCAGGCCGCGACACAGAATCTGCTCAGAAGCTACATCAAGCGGGGCAACAACACGCCTGCCGCAATTGTCGGGCGCTGGGCGCCGGCTGGCGAGAATGGCGCATCTACAAACAACTATGCGGCATATGTGGCCCGCCGCCTCGGCATAGGGCCGAACGACCCCATTCCTCCTGGACGAGTGGCTGAGGTCGCTCAGGCCATGCACGAATTTGAAAACGGCCAGCAACAGGGAGCGGGAGCGGCGGGTGGCGGGCCCCGCGTGGCCGCAATGGGCGCCCCTACCGGCGGCAACACCTATCGCACGCTCACTCCGGCGGAGGTGTCCGCAATACCCGGCCTTGACCCGAACACGGTATATCAGCAGTCGCCTACCGGACAAATTACAGCAGTGGGTGGGCAGTCGCGCTCTCAACTCAAGCCGTGGCCGGCCACGGCGCTTAGCGCGCGCACGACCAACCAAGCAGCTCTCACCAACATCGAAGGCGCGCTGCGTCTGTTCGACCCCAGCAATAACAGCCAAGAGGCGCGAATAGCTCGCGGCGCGATCGGTCCCGGTACTGGCTTGCTCGGCGACACCTTCACGCAGTGGAACAACCCGGAAGGAACGGACGCCCGCGCCCGCGTTGGCCAGATCGGCGGGCTCATCATCAAGGATGTATCTGGCGCGGCCGTGACGCTTTCTGAGGACCAGAGGCTCGCCAAATGGGTACCGCTGGTCACAGATAGACCAGAGGTTGTCCGCGCCAAGCTGGCGAACCTCAAGCGAGAGATCGCCCAGCGCAACGCGGCGATGGATGACACCTATAGTCAGGACCAAGGCTATCGACCATTCAAAGCCTCTGGTCCGCCGGTCAGGGTTCGCTCTGTCCAAGAGGCCCAGCGCCTGCCCTCTGGCACCGTCTTTATCACTCCAGACGGTCAGACTCGGAGGAAGCGCTGATGGCGGCCAAGCGTAGCCCGTGGGATGCGTTTTCCGACCCGGTAGCGGCTGGGCATGAGGACGAGATTCACGCTCAGCGCGTACAAGTCGCGCCGGCCGGTTCACCGGCAAGGGCGGCTCCGGCGCGGGCTCCTGCCGCAGGGGCCGCCGCCAATGACCAGTATGCCGCCTTCTCTGAGGCGAATCCCGCCGCCTTGGTCGGCGGCGAAACCGAGGGAGGGTTTGCCGACGAGTTGCCGCCACAGCCCGTGGAACGGCTTCCTCCGGAGGTTGAACGGCAAGTAACGCATATCCTTCGAACCGGCACCGCGCAGCAAGCTCGTGATTACATCAGGGCCCACGTGCCTGGCTGGTACGAGCCAGACGCTCGCTATGACGGCAAACCTGCCCACGTGGACAATTACGATATTGTCATAGCCGAGAGGGACAGGGGAGGCAGGGTGCGCGATGGCCACCACTATGCAATCCCACGACCGGAGACGGACGCGACCAACGCTTTTGCCAGGGGGGCCGGTGATTTCCCCACTCTCGGCTTTCTCGATGAACTGGGCGCAGTAGCAGACACGCTCGGAGGAACCGATAAGCGCAACAATATCTGGAACAGCGACCTCAGCTTTCGCGACCTGCTGAACCAGAACATCGATATGAACCGGGGCATCATCCATTCGGACGAAGAGCAGCACCCGATCGCCCGCGCGGCCGGCCAAATCGCCGGTAGCTTGGCTCTTCCCGCTGGAATGGAGGGCGTGGCGCTCAATGCGGGCAAGCTAGCTCTTCGGAATGGAGCGACCATGGCAGAGGCGCGCGCGGCTGCCGCTGCCGCTGTTCGCAATCGCCTGATGGCTGTCGGTGGCGGGGTAAGTGCTGGGCATGGGTTCGGCTCGGGAGAGGATGGGCTTCGGAGCAGGGTTACCGGAGCTTTTACCGAAGGCGCCCATCGGCACGGCGACGGGGGGAGCGTTCGGAAAGATCGGGGAAAGGGTCGTCGCAAACCGGCTCGCCGCGGCTGCGCCCGAAGCGGTGGACACGGCGGCCGCTGCGGCAGACCGGGGCTTTAGCCGCAACGTCTTGCACGACGCCCCGGCGATTCAGGCCGGGCAAGCCAGCGAAGGCGATCTTTTGACCGACCCAAACTTTTTTTATCGCGTCCTCACCAAGCCTGAGCTCAGGGACGCGCAAGCTACGGGCGCGTTTCCTGCCTCGCTCTGGCAGCAGCACCCGGTATCGGGGCAAAAAATATTGGGTTCAGGGTGGCGAGCAATTCTATGGCACGGAATCTGCGGCTCGCGATGGCCGGATAGTCGCCCGTGTGCCGGTGGAGAGCATGGAGGCCGGTGCTCCGGTCAGCATTCACGATGTTGACATTCTTCATCCGGGAGGGGCTGGCAGCCAAGAGCTGGGATGGCAGGGGCC